GCAGACACAACTATTGTCGCTGGAAACATAGCTTCAAGTGCTATTACTACATCTAAAATAGCTGACGAAGCAGTAACACTAGCTAAACTTCCGCATGGAGATGGCTCTAGTGATGGTAAGTTCTTACGAGCAAACAACGGAGCAGATCCTACGTTTGAGTCATTACCAGCTAGTGTGACAATAAATAACGATGGTAGTCACAGAATTATAACAAGTGGTGGTGGTACTACTTTAGACGCTGAAGGAAATCTTACCTTTGATGGTGATACACTTTCACATGGTACAGGTGGACTTACTAATGCACAAAAGGTAGTTATACAAGGTTCTGGTAATAGTACTGCTGATAATTTAACTCTTAATAACTGGGGTAACTCAGACGGTGATTACTGGACTTTAGGTGTTAACATGACAGCTAATAATGGAGGTAGTTTTGCAAAAACTAATACTTCCCTTAGATGTGTAGGTATTAACATAGACGGAAGAATGGGTCGCATAATATTTAATGCTTCTGAAACAGGTACTTCAACTATTAGTGATGCTCACACGTTTCAAAGAGACGGTTCCCATTACATGAATGGTGCTCTTTATTTAAGTGGAGAAACTTCGTCTAGTCACTCACTTGACGACTATGAAGAAGGAACTTGGACTCCAGCATACAGTCGACCTAACATGACTTTAGGATTAGCTAATCAATTTGGTAGGTATGTAAAAATTGGTAAAGTAGTACATATAGTTGGTAAGTTAAATACTACATCTGAAAGTGGAAGCAGTAGTGGTGGTCCTATTCTTGTTACGGGTTTACCATTTACAGTTAGAGAAACTAGAAGTGCTTTATCAGTTAGACCAGCCAGTTGGAGTCACGATCATCCTAGTTTCGCTACATTTGAATTAAATCAAACACACTTTGAACTATTAGAAGAAGTAGAAGGAAACCCATCTGGATCATCCGACCTTACTGGTGGTAGATTTGCTGGTGGTACTGGAAACTACTTATGGTTTGCAGGAACTTATTTTACAGATACATAAACATGGCATTAACAGAAACAATAGTTTACGATAAAATAGAAGTCGTAGGTGATTTTAAAGACGTTCAAATTCGTAAAGCGGACGTTATAAAAAAAGACGGAAACGAACTTGCAAGAACATTTGAAAGATATGTTTTGCAATCAGGTAATTACAACATGGAAGGTACTTGGGAATGGACTGATATATCATCAGAACCAACAGAAGTACAAGCTATTTGTAATGCTGTATGGACAGATTCTATAAAAACTGCATGGAAAGCTGACGTAGATGCTCGAAAAGCTGCTACTCCATAGTGGAAATACCCACCATTAACATACCACCACCACAAAAAATAAAAACTGTAGAAATACCTTTACCTACAGCTGACGTACCTTACTATGTACCTTTGGTTGTACCTCCTAGTGATCTTAGAGATGAACAAGGAGTAAAACCTAAAGAAACTAAAACTGAGGCACCGCCAGCTCCTAAATTAAAGATACCAAATTTACCACCCATACCTATACCTTCGACTGAGGTCTTAGTTACAACTAGCATAGCAGCTGTTACAGCAGTTAAAAAAGAAAGTACAGAAATTCCTACAAGGTAAGATAAACAAATGGAAGGAAAACCGCCTGAAGAAGAAAAAAAGAAAGGACTCTTAGGGAAACTAAAAGATGCTGCTGAAGATAAAGAGCATCAGATAGAAATCTTAGGTACCTTTGTTAGACTAGGTGTAGTCGTCTGGTCAGGTTTTATTATTACTATGAACTATGTAGAAATACCGATGGTAAAGAAGTCTGGGAACAGCGATATCACGTTCGTCGCCAGCGTCTTTACGGGAGCTTTGGCAACCTTCGGTTTGACTACAGGTAAAAATGGTGGTAGTAAAGGACCAGTAAATTGCCCAATGAATAAACCTAAACCAAAAGTATGAAAAAATGGATCATACTCTTGGCTCTGTTATCACCCGGCATAGCAAGAGCAAACACAGTGACTCCTTCCTTCACTACAGGAAGTATGCAGTCCACGACAACAACACAACAAACTATCACAGAAGAGATAGTACACGAGATCGAGGGATCAGCTTCCTCATCTTACAGTGGTACAAACGTTACGATAACTGGTGCCGGAGGTATTGGTCACGCAGACACAGTCTACACACCAACAACCAACGCAACGGATTGGGATCTACAGATCACAACCAGAGAGGCAGGAACTATCGAAACGATAACTATAGATCGGGTAATCGACACAGATTCAACTACTTCATCTTACTCTATCTTCTCTCAATAGGTACACCCGTACTTGCTGAAGGTGAAGATACCAATGTTTCAAATCCAGTGGCCGCAGCTACGGGAAATGTTACCAACCAAGCGGTGCAATTTCAGAACAATGGAGCACAAAGTAGACAGTATTATGGTCCTAATATAAGTTGTAATGGCAGTACAATGACATTTCAACCGTTTTATATGGGCAATCATACCAAACCGCTTGATGAATTTATGCAACCTAGCAGCTATACGCTGGCAGAAAACTGGGGGTTCCAGATTAATTTTATGGTACCTTTAGATAAGACAGGTTACAAACAATGTAAAGAACTGGCTAAACGCCAAGAAGAAAAGATGAAGCTCGAGTATGAGATTACACGAGCACACAAATGTGCAGACTTAATGAAAAAGGGTTTTATGTATAGACCCGGCACACCTATGGCTAAGGTATGTCAGGACATAGTACCTATCGTTAAAGTCAAGCCACCTAAAAAATTTAAACTATTCTAACCCAAATGATTACTTTACTCAAACCAATTATTTTAACTTTTGCTAAGTCAGACTCAGTTAAGAGGCTCATCGTTGATGTCCTTAAAAAGTTAGTTGCTTCTACTGATAATCAGCTAGATGATAAAGCGGTGGAGTTCATAGAAACTAAGATCTTCGTAGGATCTAAGTAGTTTTTATGACTCAGTTACTACCTTCACCTGAACATTATCTACAAAATTTAATAACAATGCAAAGTCCTGATGCAAAGAAGCTCTGGAGAAGAGCGGTCAAAGAGCACTTCAACTGTACATGCGTTTATTGCGGAGAATTACATGAATTACACAATCTTACTATTGACCACGTTCGACCTAAATGTAAAGGTGGACGAGATGTTACAGCTAATGTTGTACCGTCGTGCCGTCGATGTAATCAGGAAAAAGGTAGTAGAAATTGGCTTGATTGGATGCGAGCCACGTTTGGATATAATCCAGACCGGGAGCACGTGATCCTATCTCATATAAATTAAAATGAACAAAGCTAACGAAGAGCAGTTTAACGAACTGCATAACCTTGTCACGAATGAGTTTTTAAACAGAGTTCGTAACGGCGAGGCAACCACACAAGACCTTAAAGCAGCTTGTGACTGGCTCAAAGCTAATGATATTAGCGGTGTAGCCTATGATGGTAACCCATTAGATAAATTAAATCAGTTAATGCCTAAAGTAGATCCTGAGTTAATAACTCGGAGGATGTATGGCAAAAGGTAAAACACAAAGATATTATGATGCAAATCCTGCTGCTAACAAGCGTAGGATTGCACAACAAACACGATATAACAAAAACGGTAAAGGCAATAAGATTGCTAGAGAAGCTGTTAAGTTAAATCGTAAAATGGGTACATATGGCAATGGCGATGGTAAAGATGCCTCGCATAACATGCATGGTCCCGGAAAGCATGGATTAGAAAGTCCATCAACTAATCGTGCTAGACCACGTAAGAAAAACAAAAGCAAACTTTACATCTCTAAATAATCATGTCAGCAAGAGCAGACGCTAAGAAAAAAGCTTTACAAAGAGCACAACAAAAGCGTAATCAAAGAAAATTAACTCTTTTAAATACACCCAAAAAAACAGGTGGTAGATCTAAAACTACTGTTAAAAAAGGTTTAAGCAATATACCTAAAGAAGGCACTCGTGCAGGTAAATTAAAAATGGCTGGTCAAGGTATGTCTGGCTTAAAGAATTATAAAAAAGATGAATTAAAGTTATCTAAAGCTGCTACTAAAGCTTCAGCTAAACTTAAAAAAGAAAGAAATCAAAAGAAAAACGAAGGTTCATCTAAATCTAAATCTTCTGCAACTAAAACTAGATCTGATAGAATTAAAACTAAATCAGGTGCTATGTTAAAAAGAGGTAGTGTAGGAGCAAGAAGAGCTGAAAACAGAGAAAAAGCAAGAGAACGTGCTAAAGCAATGGCTAGAAAACGTCTTGGTAAGTAGGAGGTAACATGAGTTTTGTCTCAAAATTAGTTCAAGCAGGTGTTAAAGAAGTAGGTGAAAAAACTGCTAAGTTTTTAAATCAAATGCCAGCAGCAGATATCGCTGGTGCTGTACAAGCAGTCACTAAACATCCTAATGAATTTGCTGATTACTTACGACACGCTGATAATTATGCAAATAAAGGGGATCAAAGTGGTATCTTACCTATGATTCAAATGTCAAATAAATGGAGTAATGAAGTAGTTGATACTGCAACACAAGTAGATACTTTAAAACTTGGTACTACACCAGTAGCTAAACAAAACGATTTATTTACTCCTCAAAAAAAAGCACAGATGTCTATACAAGCGTCAGGACGAGGTATGGATATACCAGAAATTGAAGGGTTTAAACCAGCTAATGCTGACTCATGGCAAAAATACGTTACATCAGAAATAGAACATCATGCTGAATTTGGTAAAGGTAGTGGTAAATATTTTACTTTAGAACATTTAACTGATGCAAAACAAAACAAACGTTTTAGATTTGATAATAAAGGTTTAACTGAAGTAGATGGTCAGCAAGTTAAAAAGTATAGTAAGAAAGATTTAGCAAAGAAAAAAAAAGATAACCAAGTTACAGGTAGTAATTATCGAGCTAAAAAATTAGAAAGTACTATTTCATTAGATGATTATATTGCTGAATTAGGTGAAGACCTTGGTAGAAAAGGTTATGATTTAGACCAAGCTAGATTTAAAAGATTATATAGATGGGTAGGTAAAAATGTACATTTAGATCATATTAATCCTATAGGTCGTGAAGGTTTTCATCATCCTAGTAATTTAATTTTATTACATGCTAAAGATAATTTAGCTAAAAATGCTAAAGTATTACCTGATTCATTTTTTAAAGAAATGGGTATACCTAAAACTAAAGCAGAGTTAATTAGATCATCTATTGAAAACACATCTATGCCACCTAAAGTAAAACGTAAAAAAATCTTAGAAGCATTAGGTATTATTGATTAATGACAGACGTTTTAACATCATTACAAGAAGACTTTAAACTGTTCCTACAAGCTTTGTGGGATCAGTTAGATCTTCCTCAACCT